TGCCCGAGCAGCGCGCCGAGCATTCCGGCCAGAACGTCGCCGGTCCCGCCGCTGGCCATGCCGGAGTTGCCGGTGCGGTTGCGATATATCCTCCGGCCGTCGGTCACGAGCGTGCCGGCGCCTTTCGCGGTGACGTAGGCGCCGATGGAGATGACGAAGTTGTCCAACCCGTAGACGACGTTTGCGAGGTTTTCGGCCATTTACTCCTCCCAGCGCGCGGCGCCTGTGCTGAGAGGCCCGCGAAGTTCGGGGTTCACTTCGAGGTCGACGCCTTCGAGGCGCCTTCCGGGTTCGATGCGTTCGTATCCGTCCGTGCCGTCCTTCTGGCGCGGGCTCCACCATGTGTGGCTCCCCGCCGGCAGGCCGTCGAAGATCAGAGTGCCCTTGGTGCGCTCCGCAGCGGGCTTGCGAGCGTGCTTGTGTTCCTTGAGGTGTTCCATTTATGCCTCCCCGAACGTCAATTCGATCTTCATGCTCACAAGTCCGATAGGTGTTTCGGCGTCGTACATCGGCTCGGCACCCAGGCGGCGCATGGTGCCGGTGCCGCCGCTCGTGAAGATGGCCGGCACTGTCAGCGCCTTCTTCATGTCGGCGCGCAGGTTGTTGAGCTTCGTCGGCAGCGTCCCGTTCCTCCAGCTCTCCTCCTGGCGGTCGAGCGCGAGGACCTCCATCGTCAGGGTCACGGTGTCGACTTCCTTGTCGCTCGCCCGGATGGAATCGGGCTGGAATGCGTCGAAGGCCAGGATGCAGGGGTAATCTCCGTCGTTGAGCTGGTCGATCGGCACCGGGAAGCGGTAGACCCTCTGGCCGGCGTTCGTGTTGTAGCCGTTCGCCACGAGAATGGTCTGAAGAGCCGTGACGATGGCGGCGCTCACCTGCTCGCGGGTCACACCGCCCCCTTGAGCGCGCGCGCGAGTCGGTTGACCATGATGTTTCTGATCTGCGGCACCGACTCCGTGAGGCTCGGGCGCATGAACGGGCGCTCCGGCATCTTGATCGCGTGCGGCCGCGTGCGGATGCGGTAGAACACCCTGCCGCCAACCGTGAATTGCAGGGTGTGACGGCGATTGGGATTGCGTGAACTCGGGCGATCAACGGCCATGCTTCCAGGGTGCATGATGGTGAGGCCGTACTCGTGGACAGGCGCGTACTCGACGTTCGTGCCGACGATGCCGCGTGGGTGGTCTGACTCCGAGCCCTCAACCAGAGCCTGAATGCTCTGGCGCAGGCGCCCGGTGTCCACCTTGAGCACTGGCCCGCTGAGTTTCCGCACCACGCGCCCATAGACGAGCTGCGCTCCGAGCCCGACAGAGACGGCCATCGCCTTCTTGACAGCCTCCTGCCTGGCCTTCAACGCCGCCGCCAACTGCGGGCCGCCGAGGATGCGGACGCGCAGGTAACTCATGCAGCCGCCCTCCGGCGATACGGATCGAGCCCCATGAGCGTCGCTTCCGGCAACTTCTTCAGGTAGGAGGTCGACATCTGACCGAAGTTCTTGGTCGAGAGGCCGATGGTGTCGCGCCCCTTGTAAAGCAGCGCCGCCAGCTCGATAGCTGCCTGCTCGACTGCGGCCGGGATGGTGGAATACCCGGCGTCGTAGGTGACGGAGTAGTAGCGGCGCAACCTGGCCCACAGCGCCAATCTCCGAATCAGCAGGCCCTCTTTCTTGTAGACCAGCACGTCGAACTGGCCGGCCGGATCCTCCCCGACTGTCAGCGCCGTCCCGAATTCGAGCACCACCGGCGTTCCCACAACCGGAGCCTCCCTGAGCCTGAGCGCGTCCCCGCCCGTGCCGTCGTAAAGCTCCGCTGGGTAGTTGGTCAGAGAGAATGTGCGATCGCAGTACCGCTCGATGGCGTCCGAAGCCACGCCGATCAACCGCGTCAGCAGCGTGTCATTCGCTCCGCTCGCCTCGCCGCCCAGGTAGTCCTTGAGGTTGGCGAGGTTCGTGAGCAGCGGCCCGGCAATGCCGGAGAACTGCGCCGTCGGGAATGAAACGACGTGATATTCGAGGATCGACCCGTCGGTCGCAGGCTCCGGCCCGCGCAGGCGCATGAAGTAGCGGTGGCCGTTCGCGGCGCTGAGAGTGGGCGTGAACGAGGCGATATAGACCCCGGATGTTCCCTGCTCGGTGATGGTCAGGGTTTCGCTGGCCGCGCCGGTCTCGTTGCGCAGCAGCTTGGTGACGCTCGCCGCCTGCCCGGAGACAAGCGCGCCGCTCCCGTCCACCAGGGAGAACTGCAGCCTGGCAACCTGGTTGACCTGAACCTCGAAGATGCCTCCGGCCATCTATTTCCCTATCGCCCTCAGACTGAAGGTGTAGCTCGGGGTCGTGCCGGCGATGAACCAGCGCGCCCGCACCAGATCCCCGAACATCTGATACTTCGCCACCGACTTGATGCCTGAGCAGGCCACGTCTGCAGCGAGCTCAACGAAGTCGCGCTTGTTCGTCGTGGCCGCGGTCTCCGTGCCGTCGCCGTCGCTCACCATGCCGAGCTCGTAGGGCAGGTCGTACCAGTTCGTGCCGCCGTCGCTCGACGACTGGAGCAGCACGTCCAGCGTCTCGCCGGTGCCGCTCGAGGCGGTGCAGTCGAAGTAGGCGACGAGCTCCTTGATGCCTGAGACTGAGATCGCCCCGCCGTTACCGGTGGCGTTCTGCTCGGCGCTCGCCAGAATCTCGAACCGCGTGGCGCCGGCGTGGGCCACAGACAGAGCCGTGAGCCCGATGACGATCAATGAGAGCAGAAGCCTTCGTGTCCTGCGCATCGTGCCTCCTAAGAAAAAGGGCGGCCCCGTGAAGTCGTGGCCCCACGAGGCCGCCCTGCCTTGCTTCCGGTGCGGGGATCAGCCGCCCGGGGTCTAACCCTTAGACCGCGAACTCCGGCGTCTGCGCCGGCTTCTGCACCGGGTTGGTCAGAACGACGAGCACCGCAGCATCGACGGCCGCCGTCGCCTGCGTGGCGACGATGCGGATGAACTGCTCGCGCCCGGCCTCGAGCTGCACCCGCCCGACGAACACCTTGTTGGAATCGCCCGTCACCTTGGACGTGAAGGCAGCTCCGGCGATGTCGGTTGGTGAGCCGAAAGCCGAAGCCGTATCCTCCTGCACCTTCACCGCCAGCGTCCCGGTCGCGGCGATGGTTCCCACGTCCAGGATGATGAGCGCTTCGTCGAAGCCGGCCGTGTCGATTGCCGGGCCGTTCACGGCTCCGGAGATGACGTCGGCGCTGACGCCCCGGACCACCTTCATTTCTGCCGCCATGTCCTGTGCTGGCATTCTCGCCTCCGTTGTGCGTTTGGAATCAGCCTTACTTCCTGACCGGAGCGTGCTTCGGAGCCCGGTCAACCGGTGGGCCCGTGGGGGCCTTCTCTTCTGGCTCGGTCTCCCCAGGCTTTCTGCCTGGCTGTGGCTTGGGCCCGTCGAGGATCTCCAAAAGGCCGGCCTTGGCCCATTCCCTGACCAGGCTTTCGCTGCCCTCGCTGAACTCCTCGACCTGGCCCTTCTTGCGGCCCGCCGTCTCCTCCAGGAACTTGACCTTGAACCTCATGGCCCTCTCTCTTTCCGTGAGCGTCCGGGTGGGCCCCGGTTATCTCAGAGCCCACCCGGCACCGATTACGCGGCGTTGACGCCCGTGTACTTCGTGAAGTCCGCCGGCACCCCGACCAGGATCGCGGTGCGCTTGATGAGCCGCGCCACGAGCTGTGCGGTGTTCCAGAGGACGTGCTCGGAGACGCCGAACATGATCCCGACCAGATCGCCGAAGATCATGCCGTGGCCCCAGGGCCCGAAGTAGACGTTCCCGGCCGTGGTCAGAGTCCCGACCGTCCGGTCTACCCGGATCACGTCGGTCGTCCAGACAGGGTATCCGAGCATCACGCCATCCGGCCCGCCGTTAACCGGAGCGCCCAAGGCGGTGATGTTCCCAGCCGTCGGGTTCGACCAGATCGGCCGGAGCTGAGAATCGACCAGCGCCTCGGCGTTGCGCGCCAGCTCGGGCGGCGCGATCCACGCGGCGCCCCTGCGGGTGCTGCGCTTTGCCGCCTTCCACTTCGTCTTCACCAGCTCGTCGTACTTGACGACCCCGCCGTTCGTCGGCACTCCGGCCGTGAGCGACTGCACCTCGTTGACACCGGAAGCGGCCACGATGCCGGTGAAGTTGGCCCCGGCTCCGTCGCCTTCGAGCGCCTGCTCGTCTTCCTTGAGCCCGAGCTGCTCTTCGGCGAGCGTGAGCCAGAAATCGACGATGCCGATCGAGGAGTCCTGCTGCAGCTCCATCGACAGCACGCCGCGCGCGGCGAACTTCTTGGCCGTGAGCACCTTCTGCCCGAACACCGGCTCAACCTGGGTGATCGAGCCTTCCTCGTCGATGATGCTCACGGAGATCCCGGTCGTCAGATCCGGGATGTTGTGCTTGAAGGCCGTCATCGACATCTTGCGGGCGAGCGGGCGCACGACTGCGGAATCCTCAATGACTCTCAGAACCTCGGCCTCCAGCGGTGTGGGGACCGTGAATCCGCCCTCGGACCCGGTGCCTTCGGTGAGAGCCGCCTTCGCGGCCGGCTCCATGCCGAAGGACTGCTCCAGCTTCTCCAGGTCGTTCAAGATCGGCCCGATCTCGCGGATGCCGAAGCGCTGCGGCACCGAGATCCGCGTGATGTCCTTGAGCCAGGCGGCCATCGCGGCCACCTTCACCGGGTCTTTGTACCCGGATCTCGCCGCCGTCTCGATGGACTTGAGGTAGCGGGCCGGGATGACGGCCTTCTGAGCGTCCTCTCCGAACTGGCCGAGCCGGACTTTCTCGTACTTCTTCTCGATCTCCGCGGTCCATTCCTCCTGCTTCTTGAGCTGCACCTTGACGCCTGCGACCTCGGCACTCAAGGTTTCGAGCCCCTTGTCGCCCTTGTCCATGCGCTCGGTGATGAGAGTGCCGAGCGATTCGACCTTCTGGGTCAGCGTTTTCTCGTTCTCTTTCTCTGGCATTTCAGCCTCCGTGTAGTACGGCGTGGATCTTGTCCAGCGCCAGCTTGACGCTGAGACCTTCCAGCGCCGCTTCCACGTCCTTCAGTTCCGCCAGCTCCTCGGGCCGTGCAGGCGAATCCGCCCTGGGCTCGGGACCGGCGAGGGTTGTCAGCTTCTCAATCACATGCTTGAACTGCCCGCCCTGGGCCGCCTTGGCGAGCGCGTCCGGGTAGGCCGGGATGGGACAAGCGCTGTACTCCCACATTTCCTTTTCGAGGTAGTCGTAGCCCACGAACACGCGGCCGCCGCCCTCGGTCTCCTCGTACATCGCGTTCCATTTCGTCGGCATGAAGCCCACGGAGAAGGCGCGCATGAAGGGCGGGTCGTTCGCGTACATGGAGAAAATCTCCCGCGCGAAATCCCCCCACTCGCCATCCCCACCCCAGAAGCGCATGCGCGAGATGACGTTGGGCTTCTCGACCCTGATGGAGAGCCCGGTCGCAACCGGCGGGATGCTGTAGTTGTGAACCCACATCACGACCGGGTTTTTGAGCCAGCGCTCGAAGTCCCACCCATCCGCCCGGGTGATATCCCCGTAGGAGTCGCGCTTCGCTTCGCCGCTCACCACGGCCTCGAGCTCCATCTTGTCGCGGTCGATGCTGGCCGGCGGCGCAACCGCGACCATCACTTTGCGCACGATGTCACCGGCCTTGAGGGTATCGGCGCGCGGCCCTGACTTCGGCTCAAGGTCGGACCAGGCGATCGGGCTCTTGGGCTGCTCAACCAGACCGGGCTGCATGTCAGTTCTCCGTCACGATGGGGACCGTGACACAACGGCAGTTGATGATTTCACCAGGGGATGCCTGCGGGTCGCCCGCGTACCTGGCCCCGTTGGTGAACGGCTCGCCAATCACCGCGACCTCGCCATCCTGCGCGGCGTGGCTGTCCCTCACGCGCGCATCACGCGACGTGAGCCATTCGTGCTTCTGGATGCCGGCCTGCTTCATGCCCTCGAAGCGCCCGAAGCTGAAGCTCTGCGCCGTCTCCGTTCTGGCGATGGTGAGCGCACGTGAACGCTCAACGTCGAAACGCTCGCGCACCCGAGCGGCCAGCTTCTCTACGTTCTCACCCAGGCCGATGCCTTCCATGAGCGTGGTGCGCACTTCCTCACGAACGCGCTTCTCGATCTTCACGATCTGGACCGCTTTCATCGACAGGTACTCGGTGACGCGCGGGTCCAAGAGGTCGAAGGCAACGGCGAAGCC